TTCTGCTGAACATCTGCACCCTTGTCCAGTCCGAGCAATTTCATCCTCTGCGCCTGCAAGTGCAGCAAGGTCTCAAGATACCTCGGGTCTCCTGCCATTCCGCCCCTCGCTTCGTACATTTCGTCAATCTCATCCATTGTGAAACCCCGTTTCATCAAGGCTGCGTACTCCAGTGGTCTCGGCAATTTGCTCTTTTCAAAGTTCTGCAACACTATCGCCTCTATCTGCTCCAACCTCGCCAAATCCCTCGCTATGTACGCATCTATGTTCGCCATATTCTCACGTTTCCACTCTATCAAAGCATCGTTGATGTCGTGCCATATCTGAACATACGATATGCTATATCCGTTCTTCTCCGTCAGTTCCTGCGCAATCTCACGATAGGTCTTGCCCTTCGCCAATTCTGCTACCGCAAACCAAGTGTCCTTCTCTATGTCCAGCTGATTGCGCTTCGCCCCTATCGGCACTTTAAGCATGCTCCTGCTCGCTTTCTCCGGAACTCGCTCCGGCTTATTCTCGTTTTCTTCCATATATCCTCCTTTTTCTGCAAATTTATAGATTTTATCGCTGATACCCAAAGAATTATTTGCTTTTTGTTAATCGCTTTTGCTATATTTGTACATCAAAACCAGTAGTTATGGAGAACGAAGAAAGGAAAATAGCAAAGGTGTACGCATTCGTATGCCTTTACACAATCTCCCTGCTTATTAATGATGTCCGAAAGGGAAAATGTAGAAATCGTCAAATGAGCAACCAATTCCAATACCTCCACCCGTGGAGCGAAAGAATGCACGGAGCAATGCAACTCCTGCGCAAACTCCAAGACGAAAAAGTGAACCTCCTACCTTGTATGGGTAAAGACTCACGAATATACTCCGATGCACTCTACAAAACACTATCCGACCTCAAAGGAATGCAGGACTTCCTTGAGGGAAAAGAACTCCGCTTCAAAGACCACCAAATGAATAAGAAAGGCAAACTATCATCCTGCGTGGCTTACTTCGTATAAACTTGTATGCTTTGTCCCTCGCCCAGTGAAACTATGGTCGGGGGACTTGCTTTTCCACAAATTATCACTATCTTTGCAGTGTTGTATTAGGGTCAGCTGACATAAATTATCACTATCTTTGCAGTGTCGTCTTGCTGACATAAGATTGCAAAGTTTACATTTTTTGATTTCTTTCTCATCCCTCCCCGTTGCGAAATGTGGAGGGTTTTTCTATCTTTGCACAAAACATCTGATAAGGAATATGGAACAAGTAAACCACCCACAACACTACAAAACCTACGATGTCGAAACCATTGATATGATGATACGCATTTGGGGAGTACAAGAAACTATCTCGTTCTGCAAACTCAACGCATTCAAGTACCGAATGAGGGCAGGACATAAAGACAACGCAGAACAAGACATCAGAAAGGCTCTTTGGTACGAAAATAAACTCAAAGAACTGCAATCCTCTTGCATTTCAAAATAATTCTACTATCTTTGCATCCGAATACATCACACATTTTTTTGTTCATAGTTAGCACCTCGCCCTCAATCTCCGCCAAGATTGGGGGCATTTCTTTTACCCACGAAACATTCCCCCCGAAAAAATTTCCGAAAAATTTTCTACATCAACCAGTCCTTTGGGGCGACTTTTTTCTGTATTTTCGGTGCGAAAAATTGTGGGGATGAAGGGCACTTGTCGCTCCGCAAATAGGGGGGGGGGTGTCCCTTCCTTTATGTCCTTTCTGCATATAGCAAGGGAGCTTCCGTCCTGCCTGCCTTCATCCTCTCCGGTCGTCAATTTTCAGCCTATCGGGGCAAATTTTCAGCAAAAAGGGGCAAAAGTTAATATTTATTTGTTCGGTTTTGTCAAACCCTCGTATTTTTGGAGACAACAAAAGGCAAAAACCTAAGATATTTTTGAAATGTGGGTGCAAAGTGGGTGCGGGTGGTGGGCGTTCGTGTCTACCTTTTGGCGTGTCCACTTGTGGCAGGTGGTCGGGGCTGCTCTTGCTATTTTGCTGATGTTAGCAAAAATGGACAAGTCTCCCTCCTTTTGGTCGCTTTCCTGCTTTGCTCTCGGTGCGTTGCTTGCAAATATGCCTCTATTTCGCGTTTTTAGGGGGTTTTAGAGGGTTTTGGGGTTGTTGCGTGGGTTTGCTTTGCTTGGGTGCTTTGCGTGGCTTGTGTGGCTTTTGTGCGCGTGAATAGTTAGGCGGATTAGAGGCTTGTGGCGTGTTTTGCCTTTCGTTTTCTTCTTTTCTCCTCTTGTCCTCTCTTTTTCTCCTTTCGTCCTGCTCTTGTCCTGCTTGGCTTCTGCTCTTGGTCTTGTCTTGCTTTCTTGGCTTTGTGGCTTGGCTTTTGGTGTTGGTTGGGTTGTTGGCTTTCTTTCCCTTTCGGACGGCTTGAGATACAAAAAGAAGGGGCGCGCGTTGCGTCCCTTCCTGCGGTGCTTGTTGGCTTCTATTTTGTCAAATATAAATCCGCATATCTTTCGGCTTGGCTTTCATAAAATACGGCTCTATTTGCATATATTGAGCGGTTGCGGTCGGTTCTTGCTCTCTCTGCGTGCCTTTATAGAGTATCGCAGAACTCCTCGAACTCCTCTTCATACTCTCCGGCGCTGAAGTCTTGGAGATTTTCATCATCGAACAGCCAGCGGAAGAAGTTCGGGTCGCTTTGAGATTCGAGTTTTACCCACTCCGCAAATTCGCAGGTCTCTCCGTTCTCAACGCTATTGTTGTAGTTCTCTGTCAATACCTGAATTTTGTAAAATCTCTTTTTCATTGCTTTGTAATTTTATGGTTAAACTTGTTTGTTGTTTGATTACGGCTACAAAGATACAACCTTTTTTCTTAATTACAAATTTTTTTTAACTTTTTTTTATACTTTTTTTCATTGTCCGCGAAGATACCTATATATAGGCTTTTCCGTGTTCCTCTGGTGTGCTGGTCGTGTGTCCGGTGGAGTCCTGACAATCATACACACGCACACACATACGCGCACACATACACACGCACGGGGATTTTTAGACCACTCCGTAATTTTTAGACGGCAATTTTTAGATATAATCGGAATTTTTGGAGCACAAACGGCAATTTTTAGACTGCAAAAACATAAATTTTCGATAAAAAAGTAAAATTTTATTTGGATATTCAATTTTTATGCTTAACTTTGCTGCCGTAATCAAATCAAACAACATTATGACACACCAGTATCAAAGCAATTACAAGCCGAATGAATTTTTGGATGTAGTGGATGAATTTTTCAATGGCAAATTAAAATGCCAAATTTCCACATATTCCGGAAGAGGGAGAGTGAAAGTAAAAACAATATCTCTCGGCAGGGATGCACTTGAAGGACAATGGGCAAATTTTCATCGAATTTGACTATAAATTTTCAGACTATAAATTTTCAGATTATGAAAGCAAAGATTATCACTACTATTTGCGCTGTCATTGGCGCACTGGCACTATTTGTTTTTCTCCCTGCGGAAGCACCCACCGCAGCACTGCAAATCCCTTGGAGTGGCTTTTGGCTCTTTGTCTTTTGGCTCTGCTCAAAGGGCATTGAGAAGTACGGGAACGTTGAGCAATAATTTTTAGACTATAAATTTTTAGACTAAAAACGGAATTGAACATTATGGACGAAACACTTTACAACTCCCTTAAAACGGCTTATTTAAGGGCATCCGAAATAGGAGAAACAGAAATTGCCAAAAGCATATATCAAATCGTTTACGATAACATTGATTGGTGGGAACGAGATGAAGATGAATACAACAACATCATGAACTCCTAATAATAATTTTCAGACTATAAATTTTCAGACTATGAAAAAGAATTTTACAGTTAAGGACTGCAGCAAAGAGAATTTTGAGAAGTCTTTGGATATATTGAAAGATGCACAAAAGGCATTAGAGGACAAGGAAGCCGAATTGGGTCAGAAATGGGCAGATAGCGGATTTTCGGACGAGGTCTATAAGGAGAATCAAAAGATATTGAATAGTTACCACGATGCTATCATAGAAGCCCAAAGAAACATCGTCCCGTATGTAGGGCTGAAATGCTCTATCAAGGCATATACCGATAGTTATGCTTGTGTAATTACAAAGGTTATAACTCCAAACAAAGTGGAAGTAATGCACTTGGAATATGACACTGTTGATTTCTATGGATGCCAGTACAAAATCCACGATAAAGTGGATAAAAATATGCCTGCCGAGGTATATAGCAGGAGAAAGAACGGAGAGTGGTACACTTTCGGTCAGGACATTAAACACTATCCTTGCAGGCTTCGGCTCAACTCAACATACCACCATATTGACCCAGGGTTCTAAATACCTATCGGAATTTTTAGACTCCGGCAATTTTTAGTCAGAATAAAAGCGCAGAATAGGCTCTATTTTCAACGCAAAAGACTCGTTTGGTAGATTATACCTTGCGAGCCTTTATTGTGTCTTAAAACGGCTGAAAATGCCGTTTATGGGCAAATGTCAGTCCTTTGGTGTGATGTGTCGCTTGTAATACCTGCACATTTCCCCGAATTGGTGGTTTTCGTCCATAACGCAACCTAAACATTTGTTGTCCTCGGAGTATTTTGCTGACTCCTTGAATAGACATATATCGCATCCGTCTTTGATGTTCCGTTCTTTCTTTTTCCGCAGGAGCGAACCGATGTCAATGAATATCTCAAAAGCAACCGCCAATGTCAGCAACACTAATGCCGGAAGCCATATCCAAGACGTCATAAGGTAGTAATTTTTGAACACGATTCCCAGCGCGGTGGCTGCTACCACCCAAAGGGCAAAAGGAATGTAGATGTACTTTTTCATTCTGATAGGAATTTTTGAAATGTTTTCAGTAATAGTTCATAGTCGTGGGCGAATTTTTTATCCGTTCCGATGTAATTGTTTGCCCACTTGATGCTATGGATGATTGTTGCGTGGTGCTTTCCGAAAGTCCTGCCTATCTCTTGGTAGGGATAATTGGTTTCGTCTCGGAAGATTTTTAGAGTCATCATCCGCACATCGCAGATTTCCCTCTTGCGAGAACTGGAGAAGAAGTATTCAAGATTGTTCCCGAACACTTCCTGCACCGCTTTGTCAAGAGCATCCAAAACTGCGGTCTTGTATGTCTTATTTTCGTTCATTAGAAGGGCCAATCGTCCTCTTCCGAAGGTGCTGGTTGTCCAGCCGGAGTGGCAGCACCACTTTTGCCGAACTCCACTTCTTTCAGATTGCCGAGGTAGATTGTTTGTTTCGTGTTCTTGTTGTAAAGGGTGATGGCGTGGGTATTGCCATAGTTATCTGCCCCGTTACGATTGGGGATGATGTCAATAAAAATGCACTTCTCCCCTTTTTTGGTTTGTCCAATGAGTTCCTTTGGAATTTTGGACAAGTTGAGTAATCCAGTGAGTTTCTTTGCCATAATTATAAATTTTTATTTATGTATTTTTCCGCCACTTGGCGAGAGCAATTTTTGACCTTCATCACAAGTCCGAGGATAGTGACTGACATTCCGCACCGGAAGCACTTTGCCACCTCTTTGTCGGGACTGACCGCCATTACATTCTTTTCTCCGCAGAAAGGGCAGGTGTCCACCACAAGATTTTTCCCTTTCGGATGAGTGGGGAGAAGGCTCTTTACCAACTCCCCAATTTTATCTTTCCTTTCCATAATCGGGGTCAAGTCTTTTGATGAAGTCCTTGCAGTCAATCTCGTATCGGGAAAGGTAGGCTTCTGCTCCTGCGAGGTAGAAGTCCTTGAAGTCCATTCCTTCGGGTCTCTTTGTGATTAAATCCCCAACTTTGGGAACTTCAATCGTGATTACATTCTCGTTCATTGTATTCTTTTTTGAGTTGGTTTATTATTCTTTCGTTTTTGGCTTCTATTAGCATTCCCCTTCGGGTGGTTATCTGCTCCCACTGGTCGTGGTGTCTCGGGCAAAGTATGTTCACATTCCTCGGGTCGTGTGCCATTTCGGGGTGCGCCCCTCTTGTAAGGATATGGGAAACATTGTAGGCAGAAGGATGAGTTATAGGGCATCCGCATTCCTCGCAAACAAGTGGCTTGTGTTCCAAGCAATACTTGTAGAATTTTTGGTTTCCGCTTGCATCGTTCTTGCCGAACATTTCCCTTTGGATTTCCCTCCGGAGGTCTATTGACATAGGCAGTTTCCAAGCATCCTCGCAAAGTGGGTTAAAACCCCTTTTTGTGGCACTTTCAAAGTCCTCCCTTGTATGTATTACTACTGGCTTCATTGTGGGTCTTGTATTACTTGATTAAACTCTATTGATGCGAGTCTCTGCACCCAAGCGCAGAACTCAACGGCTTCTGCCACATCCAGTTCTTCCCATTCTCTCTTCCTTTGTTTCCATTTTCCGTCTCCGAGGTATTCCTCATCCAAGAACACTGGGCAAAGGCTTTTAAGGTAGTCAAAGGTCTGCGCCCTTGTCAAGTCCTCTCCGTTATCGTAGAGTATCCTCTGCATTTCGGGAACTACATAACCGAAAACATAGTTTCGCAGTTTTTCACTTGCTTCCTGCGGTTGCACCTCAATCCGGATTATAACACTGCGGTCTTTATTGAGGTTGCAGAAGTCTCCGAGAAGTTGGAGTGGCGCAATTAGGTTTCCTTTGTCATCTATCCTGCCGACAAGTGTCTTTTTCCTTATCCTCATATCAAGATTTTCCAAAAGACAAGGCAATCGGTAAGAAGATGCTGAAAGTGATGCACCGTGAAGATGTCCCCTGCAAAGGTCATCTTTCCGTGCCTAACCTGCACGAACCACCCGCCTGCACCCTTTTCCTCTGCGGTTACGAAGATACCTCCGTCCTGCTTGAAAAGAACTTCATTTCCAGTGGAAGTGTCCACTACAAAGCCGTTTTTGTCAAAGAACCTTCTTGTAAGGGCAATCCCCTCAAAGATTTCCGAATAGGCTATTTCGTTTAGCCCTACTCTCAAATTGTAGTTTTGCACTGGGTCTTTCACAAAGTCCCCGATGCGCATATTCCGGTTGTCCATATTAGTATTCTATTTCTTGAAGAATTGTGAAATCAAAGGTTTCTCCATATTTTTCCTCCATTTCGTAGAGGATGTTTGCGATAGTGAAAGGGCAGTCCAACGGCAACTCAAATTCAAGTTGGCTTGTAGTCCTCATTGTCGGATAGTTCTTCATTCCGCACTTCTTCTTCGGGATGTACTCAAACGGAACACGAAGATATAGGAGAACCGCCACCACCGGATAGAGGTTTTTAGCCTTTATCGTGTATCTCTTGAATGCCTTTTCCATTTGACAATGCGATTTTTATTTTTCCAAGTGCCTTGAAAGCATCTTCGTAAGAAGGGAAGATATTGCCTACCCTTTGCAGGTCTCGGGCAATATCGTTTCCCATTTCAATCTGCTCAATCTCTCCGAAGGCAGTGATGAAATACTTACTTTCCATACTGATTGAGTTTCTCTTTCAGTTCGGCAATCTTCTGCTCGTAGCAATCAATCTCAATTTCCTCGGCAGACTTGGCAAGGAGTTCATCGTTCTCCTTTTTGAAAGCGATGAACTTATTGTAGTTCTCATCATTTTCAATGTTGTAGATATAGCATGAGCGGAGGATTGTGTTCGCTGCCCAAACATGGGATGATATTGAAATCTCTCCCTTTTCGTTGAACTCCAGTCTTGCGGTCACGGATACACTTGTTCCTTTGAACCTTTCGTTGATACTGCTGACCTCATTGACATAGGCAACTGCCTGCTCAATGCGTGATAGATTTGTTGTTTCCATTTGTTGTTTGTTTTTGGATTATTAACTAATTGTTAGACAAAGATAGTCCATATTTTCCACAATTCCAAATTTATTTTAGAAAACTTCGCGAGTTCTTTCCGATGCCCACTCATACTCATAGCAAGCAAGCCACCATTCTTGATGCTGAACTCCGTTCTTGATGATTGTCTTGCCCTCTATATCCATTCCCTGCTTACGCAGGTCGTAGATTGCATCACGATAAGAGAACACATTGTAATTCTCGGTCATTATCCACCCAGTGAGGATATATCCTTTCAGAAGATGCAGGCGTAACTTGTCAATCTTCTTTAATTCCTTGCCCTTGTTGAGTTCAAGTATCCTCTCTATGTCCTTCTTGTTCATTGCGAGGATTGATTGGTTCTTTTCTCTATCCATAACTGATATTTTTAGATGTTACATTCTATTTGGTGCAGTGCTTCGTAGAGTTTCTTCTTGGAGCGGTAGTATTTCCCCTGCAAGCAATATCTCCTTGATGACCTGCGTTTCTTTCCGTCCTCGGGTGGTGCTTCCCAGTCAAATGAACTTGTCGGAACACTGACCTGCATATTGAACTGGAAAGGAACATTTGTCGCTTCGTACTGCGTAACGTGGTAGTCCGACATCGCTATGTGCGATATAAAGCGGAACTTAATCCTTGCTATCTGCTCGTCAGTCATTTTCTTTCTCCTTTTGGATGATTGTTCTTTGTACCTGCGTGCAAAGGTCAAGCATAATCATTACTGCCTTGCGCAATTCCGGATATGCGATAGGTACTCCTTCTCGGTATCCGTTGAAGAACATCTGCGCCCCCTCGTCCGTAACGAGGATTTCAATTTTTGTGAGTTTATCAATCTTTTCCATATCAAATGTTTTGGATTATGTTTCTTAATTCTTTCAGTGGCTTCCTATTGCCCTCATCCCTTGTTATCCAAGAGTTCCTGCATAGCCACTCGTCAAAGGCTTCAAGGGTCAAATGCTTTTGCTCTCCTGCACCTGCTATGTAGCCTTCCTCCACGGCTTTCTCCCTGCCGGTGTAGTATCCGTCAAAATCCTTTAAGGAATATTCTCTTGCCCTTTCCGCCCTTATCTTTTGTTTTCTTTGCCATAATATTTGTTGTTTTTCCCCTTCGGGAGTTATTCAACTTCCACAAACTTTCCTTTTTCAAGTTTATACCAAGTGTCTGCCTTTATCCTCTCTTCGTCCACAAACTCGGTCTTTACGCAAACTGGAACACTTCTTTTCTTTTCTTCTGAATACTCCCACTCGGAGAGGGTAATCCAAGAGCCTTTCTTGGCTTTTACTATGGAATTACCACCTGCGCAACAAATAACACTATCTTCCCCAGTGCTATCTATCTGCGCATAGTCTCCGCTTGACCCTATCTGCGCATAGTCTCCGCTTGACCCTATCTGCGCATAGTCTCCGCTTGACCCTATCTGCGCAGAGTATCCGCTTGACCCTATCTGCTCAGAGTATCCGCTTGACCCTATCTTCGCATAGTCTCCGCTTGACCCTATCTGCGCATAGTATCCGCTTGACCCTATCTTCGCAGAGTATCCGCTTGACGCTATCTTCGCATAGTCTCCGCTTGACCCTATCTGCGCATAGTATCCGCTTGACCCTATCTTCGCAGAGTATCCGCTTGACCCTATCTGCGCATAGTCTCCGCTTGACCCTATCTGCGCATAGTCTCCGCTTGACCCTATCTGCGCATAGTCTCCGCTTGACCCTATCTGCGCAGAGTATCCGCTTGACCCTATCTTCGCAGAGTATCCGCTTGACCCTATCTGCGCATAGTCTCCGCTTGACCCTATCTGCGCATAGTCTCCGCTTGACCCTATCTGCGCATAGTCTCCGCTTGACCCTA